GCGCCTTGCCGCGCTTGTTCTTGCCGTTGGCCGCAGCGAGCTGGGTGCGCAATTCGCGCAGTTGCGCGAGCGTCGGTGGTACCGGTTGCTCGACCAGCATGGCGAGATCCATTTCTTCCAACCGCAGGCCGAGGCTGCGCGTGCTTTGCAACAGCGTTTGCAGCGCGCCGATGACTTCGCTCGTGCCACGGCCGGCGCAGAGTCCTTCGAGAACGTCGCGGTCGACGGCGTCGCCGTTTTCCAGTGTGTCGCGCAGCGCGGCGTCGTAAACTTCCTGCCGCAAATCGGCTGCTGCGTCCGCGTCAAGAATGCTGAACGGCGGCGAGTGGCCGAGCCGCAGGGCGTGCTGTTCGATGAGGCGCTGCGCATAGGCGTGGATGGTGGAAATATCAGCAGCAGGCAGGCGAAGCAGCAGATTCCAGCAGCGCGCGGAACGTTCGGCGTTCCCCTCCTGCTCGGCTGGGATTTTGGACTCACACCCGCGTGCATCCTCGCGCAGCCAGCCGGACGGCGCATCCGAATCATCAAAGAATTCGTAGAGGAAGACGGAAGCATTTCAAAACTCGGCCCCGTAGTCTGGAATTACCTAATGACAAATTATCTCTCCTGGATGCACGACATAGACAATATGGTCTTGTCTTACCTTGATCCGGCAGGCTTCGCGCGCAAAGACACGGACGAAAAGACATGCGCAGGAATTCTCCGCACTGTAGGCGATATCCAGCATCCCGAACGCCGCATTGGCTTCACCAAACTGTTTCCCGGCCCAGTGAACTGGGAACCGCGCCGTAAAGCAGTCGAAGACTTCCTAACGAAGACGTATGGCGAAGGCGCAGGCCTCGAAGTCTACGAAGACGAATGCCCAATCCTTGTCGAAGGGTTTGGCGGCGGATACCGATACCCCGAGAAAGCAACGGAGATTCAAGCCGCGCACGTGACGCCGATCAAAAACAAATACAGCCATCCGCATGACGGCCTCCAGTACATCTGTGCCGGCTTTAAAATACTCCGCAAGGACTACGGCCTGAGTACGCCGATTCCGAACTACGAGTTCCAAACACAGCGCCGAAGCGGCGAAACCACAACAAAGGACAACTCCTATGGCCCGCGAATTAGACGATGAATATTGCCGCACATGGATGAACTCGTGCCGCGAAGAATCTTACTTCTCAAAGCGCAATCGCATGGATCTCAATCGCGACAACTTCGCCTCGTATCAGCTCGACCACAATTTCGAACATAAGACCGAAGGACAGAGCAAAGAAGTCCTAAGCAAAGTCCGCAATGCAACGGAGTCTTCGAAAGCATTCTTCCAGCAGGCACTCTCAGACCTCGACGACTGGTACCGCATAGTTGCCCGTGACGGCGGGGACGCTGTCGGCGCAGCGATTACTCCGGCAGAAATGCAAAAACTAATGAACTACATGCTCAAGCAGTGCGACTATTTCTCGCACGTCGGATTCTCCGTACAGCTCGGACTTCTCGGCTCACTCGCAATCTCGAAGGTCACGGGCGAAATGATCCCGCGACCGAAGTTCAAAACGAAGTCCGAAGGCAAAGGCCGAAGCTACAAGAAAAATGTCGTCGTCTCAGACGACAAGGCTTGGGAACTCCGTTTCCACACAGTTCGACAAGAAGACTATTTCCCAGATCCGAACGGGCACGACCTCTACCGCATCGAAGAAAGCATGGTCGACATGCACATTGTCCAGGGCCTCGCAAAGGGCGACGACGCAATCTATGACGCCGATGCAGTCGCCACACTCAAACCGTACGGCCAGGACGACCAGCAGGAATTTAAGAAATCCCGCGAGACAGGCCAGAACCAAGTCATCCCGCTCGTCCGACCGCGCGTAAAGCTCACGGAGTTCTGGGGAACAGTAGTCGACAATGTCTCCGGTGAAATTCTCTCCGAGAACATCGTCATGACAATGGCAAACCGGACGACAATGATTCGTAAACCTACGGCTAATCCGCTCTGGCATCAGCGCACGCCAATCGTCGCCGCAGCATTGATCGAAGTAGCTCACTCAGTGTGGGGAATCGCACTCATGGACGCCGGGACTAAACACAACCGTGTCCTAACCGAACTATTCAATCTTATGCTCGACTCGGCGATGAAAGCTGTGTGGGGAATCAATCAGATCCGCACCGACGTACTCGACGATGCAACACAAATTACAGACGGTCTGCGCTGGGGAACTAACCTCAAGGTGAATTCGAGTCTTCCGATTGGCGGACACGTTCTCGAGCCAGTCCTCACGGGCGACATTCCCGGCGACGTCATGACAATGTTCAACCTGCTCAATCAGGAAACACTCACAGCAATGAAGACGAATGACTTGCGCATGGGAGCGCAGAGCATGCGCGCCGTAAAAGCAACAGAAGTCGTCGCTTCCGAAAACTCAATCACATCCGAGTTCCAAGGCATCGCTAAGAACTTCGAGGAGAAGAAAATCCAGCCCGAACTCGAACTCGCATGCTGGACGATCTGCCAGAACTGGGACCTAATCGACAAGGAAGTTTTCTCCTCACTGTTCGGCAAAGAACGCGGCGAAGAACTCTCGCAGCTCGAACCGCAGGACGTCTTCGTAAACACAATCAATGGTATGAAATTCGAAGTCTTCGGAATTTCCCTCAGTATGCGCAGACAGGCGGACTTCCGAAAATGGACAACGCTGCTCCAGGTTATCGGCGGATCGCAAACCCTCACTGAAGCGTTCCTTCAGACTTACAGCTTCACAAAACTGCTCGGAGAAATCCTCACCGCAATCGATATCAATAAGTCAAAGATCACTGCGGATTCGCCGGTCTCCGGCCAAGGTCAGCCCGGTCAGCCGGGGCCAGTGCAGGGAATTCCACAGCAGGCGACGCCGAATGCGCCTCCGCAGGGCCCGAATACGATGTCACAGGTTCCAAGCGCGGCTAACGTTCCGCAGGGCGGACTAGCAGCCACGTTCCACGGAGTCGGCAATACGATGTCTATGCCGGGCGCGCCTGGCGGCGCACGATGAAGTTCGACCAAACAGAACTGCGCGTCCTCGGTCTCAGCGCACCGACAATCCTCAAAATGCTCCGGGAGCGCGAAGCGCGCGTCCTCGGAAAAATCTACGGAGAAATCCGTAACGGCAAGCCCGATCAGGCGATGGCACTCGCGGAATTCGCATGCATTCGCGATCTAATTAACGAAATAACCAGTGCTTTACAGCAGCACAACGCACACGAGGAGAAGACCCATGCAACAGCAGACGCAGACCACGGAAACGCAGACTGAGCGAGTATTCGGTGAAGACGGACAGACCGTCGAAGAAAATGTTATCGAAGCTGCCGCAGACGGCGAAGCCGGTGCGGAAGTTGTCGAGGCTCCGGCGCCAAAATATCGCATTGGAGACCAGGAATTCACGACTCAAGCCGAGGCCCTCGCGTACGCGCAGTCCCAAGTAAGTGCGCTTACGACGGAAACACAAGTTGCCGACGCATACCGGCAAGGTATTCGTGACGGAATTTCTAATCCGGGCGCCGGGAATCCCGGTGTTACACCACCGACAGCGCCGGTCGAACCCGAACTAAACACTGAAGAATTATACACAAATCCGAAGGATTTCCTCGCGAAGTACGCGCAACGGATTAAATCAGAAGTCCTCAACGAGACGAGTTCGGCGCAGAACATGCGCGCACAGTCCGATCAAATCTGGCGCGAATTCACTGACCGACATCCAGAAATGGCCGACTTCCGCGTCGAAGTCGAAGCGTTCGTTTCGAACAATCAACCAGACGTTCGCGGAGTCATCGCGACGAAAGGCCGACCGGCGAGCTACGACTTCATTGCAACTAAACTAAAATCACATTTCGAACGCTATGCGAACTCCCTGAAACCGAAGCGCGACCTGCCGAATACAACGGCTGGCGCATCGCCAACCCAACGCGCAACAGGTGTAACACCGAAAGAGCCGGTCAAGAAAGAGTTGAGTTTTTCCGATCAGATCCGTAGCGTTAGGAAAAGACGCTAACGCCTCAAACTTTTTAAACGGCGAGCGCGCAAGCCAAGGAGAACGCACGGATGGCAACTCAATCATGGGCCTACAACGCACCGAGCGGGGTTTATCAGAACCACGCAATTTCCAGTGAGATTCGTTTCGCATCTATTGCAATGACCAAGTTCATGCAGTTTTCGCGACCTGTTGAGGGCTTCGGCTCTAAGCAAGGTTCGAACGTAACGATCACACGGGTCTCGAATGTGGCTGTGCCCGCCGACGATTCCTTAAACGAACTTGAGCGCATCCCCGAGGATACATTCTCGCTCAGCACTCAAGCGATCTCGGTCACTGAGCGCGGACGTGCGATTCCTTACACTTCGCTTAGCAAGGATCTCGGTTACTTCGACATTGAAAATGCAATTCAGCGCAAACTGCGCGATCAGTTGGCACTTAGACTTGACCAACTGTGCGCAACCGCCTTTAAGGTCGGTCAGGTCAAAGGAAACCCGGACGGCATCGCAAGCATCACGTTCACGACGAACGGAACTGCGAACGGCACCGCTTCCGTAAACTTAAACGTCTATCATATCGAGCAAATCCGAGACCAACTCTACAGCATTTACAACGTTATGCCTTACGCAGACGGCGACTATATGTCTGTGATCTCGACGAAGGCGCGTCGCGGAATCATCCGTGATCCCAACTGGGAAAAATGGAAAACCTACACTGATCCGGAAGCAAAATATAACGGCGAAATTGGCCGCATTGAAGGCGTCCGTTTCGTCGAATCGAACAACACGAACGCGCTTTCGGGCACGCTCGGAACCGGCTCCGTGCTCGGCGAAGCAGTTTTCTTCGGCGACGACCCCGTTGCAATGGCATCGGTTCACGATCCCGAACTTCGCGCTAAAGAGTCCGACGATTATGGCCGAAGCAAAGGTGTCGCATGGTACGGAATCTACGGCTTTGACCAAATCTGGAAAGATTCGGCCAACGCGGGCGAAGCACGAGTAATTCACATCACTAGCTTGTAAACGATTTTTCAGGAGGAATTTGAAATGTATCCACAGGAAATTACAGTCGGCGCGATGATGCCTGAGTCAACTTGGATCACAGCGGCTCAGTCGCTGACCCAAGCCGCAGCAACTTACGGAGTGTGGACAGCCCATTATCCCGTAATTGTGCAACGCCTCAGCTTCAAAGTTTCGACTTCAGTGAACAACCTCACCGGCTCAGTCATCGTTGCAAACTTGATCACGAACGTGCAGAACGCGACACCGACTACGGCTGCAATCGGGACAATTACCGTTGCAAACGGAACTACGGCAGGCGCAGTTTACTGGAACAACATAACTCCGACACTGCTCACAGTCGGAAGTCAGCTCCAGTTTCAGCTCAAAACGCAAGGTGCTCTTGGCGGTACTCCGGCGGGCGCAGGATTCTGCGGATTCTACGGAACACTTTCGCCAGACGTTGCAAAGAACGAAACAGCGAACTGTATTTTGGTCACGGCGTAAGCCCGGAAGGAAAACGCAATGCCACAAATCGGAACTGCAGACGTTACATATACGCGGAGCGAAGTCGGACGAAAAGCAAGTCCGGCTGATCCCGCAGCGTCGCAAATTGTCACGATTCTTTTCCCGAACGGCGCAAACGTCCTTTATACTAGCGGCGGCATTCCGCTTTCGCTTGGAAAACTGGGCTGTCCCGGTGCACTAGAGCGTTTCATTATCGAAGACGCTGCATCCTCGACCGGCGTAGTTCCAAAATTCGATTTCGGCGCAAACACAATCCGCCTTTATCTTACACAGAATACGACTGGCGCCAGCACTACTACCTCATTGATCGAAATGACGACGGCTGCTACTGTTGCTTCAACGACCCTGCGAGTTATTGCGCAAGGCTGGTAAACCAAGGAGCACACATGGCCGCACGAATTCAGGAACACGCAACCGATCCGAATAAATTCGACCTTCAGACGCATTTCTGGGACAGCCAAGGCAACTTGGTTAAGAAAAACCTCTACACTCAGTATGTAATCAAGGGCGAGCAGTATTTCGAACGGCCTGTCGGCTCCGGGAATCTGTGGTCTGGCGGAAATCAACCCGCAGGACGCATCGAGCGCACTTTTGATTCGACCGGACGGCAAACGGCGCAAGACTTTCAGTTCGAAGCCGCACACAAAGCGTACTCGGCGCCGTTAAGCGGCGAAGAAAAACTACATTATCAACTCGAACAAGAGCGCGAAGCCCGCATTGCCGCAGAAAAAGAACTCGCAGCGATTCGGTCCGAGCGCAGTCCCGATAAAGCAGCGAAATCCGAAAGCACTGTCCTCGCGAAAGCGATGGCCGGTTCGGCAACGCCGCAACTCCGGAAGGACACTTAAGCTATGGCAGCCGGCGGACATCCCATACAGGCATTTTATCTCGGCATTCCAGGCAATGCCACGATTGCTGCAAGTATGGGCGGCACCGCAGCGGCTACACTAATTTCCACGTCCGTGTCTGCGACTTATTTCCGATTTATGGAAGTCTGGAACATGACCGGACGCAATCTCGAAATCGGTTTCGGCAATGACAACGGAACCGCTTCGTATGTGCTGACGACTCCGGGAAGTACGCCGATTACAGTCGGCGCAAACTCGCAGATTTTTTGCCCCGGAACAACAGCGTCGAGCACTGGCGCAGGTCGCGGCAATTATTTCCCGATCACGCTTCAGCAAGGCTCAAAGATCTGGGCACGCACGACAGAAAACACGCCGATTACGGCAGCTTCGACAACGCCTTTAGTTATTAACTTCTGGGCCTAAGCCGACCCAGACTTGGGAGAGCGCAGTGGCACAGTTCCGGAATACCGCCGACATAATCAGTGAAATACTTCAGAAGTCGGGCGAACCTACGAACGGCAATTCTCCCTTCCAAAGCATCGCACTCACATACGCGAACAAAGTCCACCACGCCATCGTTGGCGGTGGAAACATTTTCAACATCAATGTTGATGAGCCGTGGGTTTGGGCGCGCTCCCATGCACCGATCGTCGTTGAATTGCAGCCCGCATATACGAGCGGCTACGCGACAGTTCTCGCGGGCAGTACGAACATTTCTTTCAGCGTTGCACCGAGTATTTCGCTCGAAGGCTGGCATTTCCAACTAAATGGAATGAGTACGGTCTACAAAATTACGCAGCACACGGCTGCCGGGAACACTGCGCAAATCGATTCTTCGTTTGTCGATACGACCGGCGTGTTTACGTTCCGTGCATTCCTGCTCGATTATCCGATATTTCCCGCATACCTGTACGTCGACAATACGAACGACAGGTTCGATTTCCTCGAGGGCGGAACCGCTGCGACAGTTCTCAGCGCACAGGTCCCGCACGGATCTTACACGCCGACACTTCTTGCATCGGCGCTCCCCGCATTGCTAACGTCGACCGGCACAGCATCTTACACCGGCTCCTACGACACAGTTGCAAACACATTTAACCTTAGCAGCTCTGTCGTTTGGTCTATGCTCGGCGCAACAGGTCCCAGCACTAAGCGGTCAGCACTCCATACACTCGGCTTCGACACACTCGACGCAACCGGCGCGCAGACCTACACTAGCACATACCAGCCAAACCAAGTCGCGCGGCTGATCGAACCGTTCAAAATGTTCATGACTAATTGGACTAAAGATCATTTCTGCTACAGCACCGACCCGATTCGGATGCAGGAAGACTACCCGGTCTCGCGCATCGTCGAACGGTTCCCGGACCGATTTTGCCGCATTTCGGAAGACCGGAACGGAATAATCTGGGTCCGCTTTAACGCTTATCCGAAGCAAGTAACGAAGCTGCAGATCGATTGGATTCCGCAGCCGCGCGACCTACAGAACAACACGGCGTCGTCGGTCCGGATTCCGCGCGGAGACATAGACGTTCTAATTCACGGCGCATCGGCTTTCGTTCTCCTCGACAAGGAAGACTCGAAATATTCGAGCATGGTTGAACTTACGAAAACGCATCTCGAAGCGATGAAAAAGAAGAACCACAGTCTTCTATTTCGAACGGGTCAGGAATTCGGCCAGATCGTCCCGCGTTCAGACCTCAACCGCGAAGTCAGGCACCTAAACTACGGCTACACTGTTTCCGGAAGCACTGCCGCCGCGACGACCGCACAGACTGTACAGGCTATGATTACTTCTATTCTCGGCTTCGGAAGCTTTCAAACCGCGAGTACTGTTGCCAGCGTCACAGCTTCAGTGCTGCCAAACAATATGACGCTGTTCGCACTGATCGTAAAACATTCGCGTTCGTTCACTGGCGCCGGCATCACAGGGGTTTCGCTCAATGTCGGAACTCTCGGAAATCCAACTCAGTTTATCAACGGATTCAACGTCGCGCAGACTACAGCGGCGTCGGCTCAGGACTCCGCACTCGTCCTCTATTTCCCAGCCGTCGCAACACCGATAGTCGCTCAAATGGTCAGCACTGGCGCAAACCTCAGTGCGCTCGCGCAAGGCTCGGTCACGTTCTACTTCCAGGAGACAATTACGCAATGAGAAAGCTAGCACTGCTTTTATTCATTGTTTATGCGCATACGCTACTGGCCCAAAGCCTAGTCGGAAACGTCGTCCGGCTTAATCCGACAACGGTGCCGGCGACTTGCAACACCGGAGACCTCCGGGTCGACGCGAACGCCGCGTTCGTCCTAAAAATCTGTGTTGCAAACGTTTGGTCAGCGATCACTGGCGGCGGCTCGGGCAACGCGACACAGCTCCAGGGATTCAACATTGCCACGGCAACGCCGACTAGCGGCCAAGTCTTAACCTGGAACTCTACGGCGAGCGCGTGGACTCCGCAGCCTGCGACCGGAGGAGGCGGCGGCACTTGGGGCAGCATAACCGGAACACTTTCGGCCCAGACCGATCTCCAGTCGGCGCTAAATCTGCTCGCGCCGCTCGCGTCGCCAACTTTCACCGGCACTGTTACGGCTCCGACCTTCGTTGGCGCACTCACCGGCAATGTCACAGGAAACGTCACCGGAAGTTCCGGATCTACGACCGGGAACGCCGCGACGGTTACGACGAATGCTAATCTAACTGGCCCAATTACGAGTTCGGGCAATGCTACGTCTGTCGCCGCGCAGACCGGAACCGGAACTAAATTCGTCATGGACACGAGTCCGTCACTGATAACTCCGGCGCTTGGAACGCCAACGGCGCTCGTCGGAACCAACATCACAGGCACGGGAGCTAGCTTTACTGCCGGAAATGTTACGACGAATGCTAATCTTACAGGTCCTGTTACGAGCGTGGGTAATGCGACAACAATTACGGCTGGCTCAGTCACGAATGCAATGCTCGCAGGAAGCATCGATCTCACGGCTAAAGTCACCGGAGCACTTCCAATTCTCAACGGCGGCACTGCTAACACGACGAAGACCGCTGCATTCGATGCACTATCGCCGCTCTCAAACACTGGCGACATGCTCGCATTTATCTCGAGCCATAATGCTCGCGTTGCGACGACCGCGACTACTATCACCTGGCCGTACACGTCTGGCGGCGGAACAGTTCCAAATTTATTTAGTATGCTTGCGCCGTCTGCGATTAGCGGCGGTCCCGGTTCAAAAAACTATCTCTCGAGTTACAACAGCAATGCAGGTAACGGAACATTTGAAGACAGCACCGTAAACCATTGGACACTAGGTCTTGTTGGGACACTTACGAATGGACTTCCGACCGGAACGCCGACCTTCGGCTCGGGTACGAGCGGGAACCTTTCGATTGGCGTTATAAATTCCGGCCAAATTGCTGGAGTATATTCGCTCGGCTACGTGAGCGCTGCTTCGACGACTGCCGGTAATATGGTCGCGAGTGACGCCGTTTCGATTGATCTGGAAGACCAAGCCAAAGTTCTAACGGTTAAGTTTTATTATAACGTCCATACGGGCGTAAACGTTTCGAATTTCTCGGGCACGTCTTCGAACTCATTCGCATGGGCTGTGTGGGACGCGACAAATTCTGTTTGGCTTTCGAGCGCTGGCAATTTCTGCATGACCCAGAACTCGGGGGTCGGCTACTGCACCGGAACCGTGCAGACCGGCGCGACTACGGCAAGTGTGCAGCTCGTACTATATAATGCTAATGCGACGAGCGGCGCGACGACTCTTTACCTAGATGACTTCTCACTTGGTCCGCAGACCGCGCCGATGGGTCCCGTCGTTACTGATTGGGTTCCTTATACTCCGACGTTTACTGGAGTAGGCACTCCAACAGGAGTCAGCATTAGCTCGCGTCGGGTTGGAGATACATTACAGGTGGCGGGCAAGTTTTCATCGGGAACTGCCACTGGGGTCCCTCCGTTAATCTCGGTGGGCTATAACGGCGTCAGCGGAAACGTGACGATTGATACAACTAAAATAGCCGCCAGCAGTGTTGTCGGTGCGGCTATTCTCTCTCCCTCTAGTACAACAATATTCGGCTGGAGTATTCTAGCGCCAGCGAGTAATTTAACCACAGTTGTTCTAACCATTCAAACCTCCACTATAAGTGCTACCACAGCTTCCACAGTAGCTACTACTTCTGTTGGAACAGGGACTTTAATAGAATTCTATTTCACAGTCCCAATCGTCGGATGGTCTTCGAATACTTCGCAAAGTTCGGATACTGATACGCGGGTTGTGGCGTTTTATGCAGCTCCTCAAGCTCCAACGGGCACATTAACAACGTCATTCAATGTAACGAAGTTTGGAACAATCACCCAAGATACTCACGGCGCATATTCGGCAAGCACCGGATTATATACCGCTCCGGTTACGGGCTGGTATTCTGTTTCTGCAACCTTAGATTTGAACTGTACCACCTCTACTGCGGGTAACTATCACGCGGCGGCGGTCGAAGTTAATGGTTCGGTCGTGGCATCAGCATATTTCCCCATTCAAATTTCTACTACGGTCAAAGAGCTTAGCGTCCCAGTTACATGGATTGGATATGTGACTGCGGGACAGACCATAGGTGTTTATGGATTTAGTCAAACTGGAACTCCGATATACGGAACCGGACTTGGCTCAAGTTTTATGTCCATCAACCGCCTCTCCGGCCCCGCAGTAGTCCAGGCGACTGAGAGTGTGAATGCTCGGTATTTCTCAAGCAGTTCGACAATCGGAACGTCCGTGACTCCTCTTGCTGTCACATTCGCGACAAAAGATTTTGATTCACATAATGCTTATTCGGGCGGAACTTACACGATTCCCGTTTCAGGTAAATATGCGCTTACCACTTGCCTCTATCAGACTGCGGCCACGACCGCCGCCAACCAAGGGGTCGCAATTGAAATATTTAAAAATGGTACGCTAATTTCATTTATTGAGAATTGGTATACATCAGCATCGAGCAAGCCGCTAAGCACTTGCATTAGTGACACTCTTAACGACAATGCCGGCGATGCTATTACGATAAAAGCTGGAAATGATGGCACTACGCCCAGCATTTCAGCGAGAGCAATCAGGGGCTAAAGCTTTCGGTGCGTACTCTCGACGCACCAGGAAGATGTAGGCGGCAATACCGGCGACCAGGAAAACTCCG